CTCTAAACTACTTATTTAACACCTCATTTCTGATTTCATCAATCAGAACTTGCATTTCTCTTGTGGAATTCATTTTTACGATTTTTAGCAGCCCTTCTATGTGCCGCCAATGATCCAAGGTTAGAACCACTAATTCAGAAGAAAAAATACAGTCCTTATTGCCCGTATATCCTTCTACTTCTCTTTTGTCAATCGTAAGCATTTGGCTTAAATCTTCAGATAAAGTTCGAGACATTTTATCTCTTACCATTCTTTCTGCATCACCATTTAGTGTCTTTACTTCGATTTCCGGTAGTGCGTATTTAAGTTGTTTTATCATACCTCTAATGTAGTAAAATATTACTTTCTATTCAACTTCCCTCTAAGTTGCAATTACTGATTTTATCCTCCATTAACTCCCTTCTAATTTACACTTCAAATCAAAAAGTTCTTTTCAATTCTATGGTAGACAAAATCAAAGCACAACTAAAGGCGAAGCTACAGACTTTAGGTGTGAAGAACCTCTCACAGGCAAGGATAGACGCTATAGCGGATAAACTTAGCTCAAAGATTACAGAGGAATCCCAAATCGACGAAAAGCTGGACGAACTCAACGACATCATGCCCTTTGCGGACATCGCAAGAAATGATGACCGACTCAGGACTTTGGAAGCAAAGGACAAAAAGCCACAAGCCCAGCCCAAAAACGAGCCTACGGAAGACGACCCTATGAAGGTACTCCTAGCGCAGATGCAGCAGCTAACGGAAAAGGTTTCCTCCTTTGAAAAAGAGAAAACCCAATCTCACCTGCAAAAGAAACTTCAGGAAAAGATGGCCGAAAAGAAAATTCCGTCCATCCTCCTTAAAGGCCGCCAAGTGGAGAGCGAAGACCAGTTAGACCAGGTCTTATCAGAGATCGAAGCCGACCACACCGCCTACAAGCAGGAACTCGTCAACCAGGGATTTTCCCAAACCTCTGCTCCAGTGGGTGGGGTCAGTACGATTAAGTCGGAAAGCATTGATCAAGACATCAAAGCCTGGGCTGGAAAGGACAAAAAGTAAATCACCTAAAAAAAATAAGTAACAATGGGTTTAATTCCAGTAAAAACAACCGCCTCTAACGGCGTGGTGGTTTTTCAAAGGATCGATACTGTCCTTCAGGGCGGGGCGTCTTTGGATGCTACCGGCCTTACGGCAGGCGACACGCTGGCCGCTGGCACCGCCATCATCGTGGATGAAGCGACCCGCAAGGCGACCGTAGTGGACGCTGATACAGACACTCCCACCGGCCTGTTAGCCTCGGATGTCACAATTGCGGATGACGCCGAAGTGGTCGTAGTGTTGGAGGGTGTGGTCTACAAACGCCGCATCTCTCACGCCGCTTCCAAGACCTCGGCCATCATCGCCAAATTACCTCGAATCACATTTTCTAACTCATTCTAAACAGGACTATAAACAATGGCACAAATTAAATCTGTATTTGGTCCCTACGGCGATAAGCTGCAAACCATCGTGGATAACAGCCTGGACAAATTTGCTCCTGTTTGGTATCCCAAGTATTTCACCTTCGGCACCCCTCAGTTCAATCTTACCTATGTAAGTGTGCTGGGCGCTTCCAGAATTGAAGCCGCCGCCTCTATTATCGCCCGTGGCAGCGCAGCCCCGCTTCGCAGCAGGGCCACTTTAGACAAGCTCTCCGGGGAAATCCCAGCAATCGCCGAGAAGTTCAAGATGGACGAAAATGACTATCGCAACTTCTACGCCATCCAGCAACTGCCCTTGGACGAAGCCGCCAAAAAGCAACAACTGCTGGACCTTCTCTTTGGGGACGTGCAAAAGGCCGGTAACTCGGTGCATAAAAAACTGGATCAACTGGCCCTGCAAGCCGTTTCCACCGGTCAAATCACTATTGATGTCAACACGAACCCCGATGGTTACGTGTCCAGCGTAGCGGTTGACTTAGGGATGCCTTCCGGCAATAAATCTAACGCCGCCGTCAATTGGGCTACTTCTGCCACCGCTACCCCGATTACGGATATTCAAACCGTAGTGGAAGCCGCAGAAGCTGTAGGTCTTTCTTTCGCGGAAATTCTGATGTCCAGGGCCGTATGGCTGAAGTTCGCCGCCTGTAAGCAGGTGACCGATTCTTTAACCGCCTACAACCAGTTACAGAAAGGCGCTGCCGTAGCCACACTGCAAAGGGTCAACGACTATTTGCAGGCCATGCAACTGCCCCCCATCACGATTGTCAACGAGCAGGTGGGCGTGGAAAAAGACGGTGTGACCACCGCGACCAAGCCGTTCTCTCAGACCAATGCGGTCTTTGTTCCGGCTGGCCCGCTGGGTAAGATTCACAACGCACTTGCACAGGAGCAACTGACCCCCGTATCGAATGTTAGCTACGCTACGTTCAATCGGGCGCTGATCTCTAAATGGAGCCAAAATGAGCCGTTTGGCGAGTACACCAAGGCTGAATTCAACGCCTTCCCAGGCTTTGAAGCCATCAACCAGGTCTACTTACTGAGCACCACTTTGGCGTACTAATAAACTAGTTCTTTGATGACCAACAAAGAAGCCCTTTTAGCAGTCTTGCAGGATGTTACCGTACCTGATTTGACAGCAGATAAAGTCCTACTTGATGCTAATATAACAGGAACGGACATCTACGTATCAGGCAGTGCAAAGCAGATAGACCTATGCGCTATTGAACTCTTATATGGCTTGTACACAAGTCCTGATGTAGGTGAAGGCGGTTACTCCGTAAGTCACCCCGACTTCCTGCGCAAGATCGAAAAAAGGCTTCTTTACCTGGCTAAAAAACACGGTGTAGAAGATAACTACCCGTTGGAACGTCCAACCGTTAAAGACGCCTCTAACCGCTGGTAATGGCTCAATACCCTCATATCGTCAAGATCACAACTTCAGGGGCAAGCACCCTGAATAGTAACGGCGACTATACAGGCGCCGCTTCTTCTACGCTTGAAATGAGTGGTCGCTACGAGGCTTCCAGTGGGAATGCGCTGATTACGGCACAGGATGGTACAATGGTCAGTTATTCCGGCATTGTTTACATACCCTACCCTCTAAACCCGGTCTCTTTGGGTTCAGTGGTGGAAGTGTATAACAGCCGGGACCATCTGGTAGCCAAGGGAACGGTGAAACTGTACTTGGAAGGGGAAGTGATAAAGAAAAACGCAAGGCTATGGCTATAACCCCCAAGTTCAATGCTTCCGATGTACGTAAGGCGCTTTTAGCGAGAAAGCAACGGCTGGAAGAGGCGACCCTTTTAAGACTGCAAAGAGTCGGGGAAACCTTTATCACCAACGCCCGCAGTAACGACACCTACCGAGACCGGACCGGCAATCTGCGTAGCTCGATTGGTTATGTGATTTTAAAGGACGGGGTGCAAATAGGTGGGGCTTTACCTGGTAGTAAAGCAGAAGGGGTTGAAAAGGCAGAGGCGATGATCCGCAGGCTCACTCAAACCGATCAGATAAAAGGCTTTATCCTCTTGGTAGTGGCGGGTATGGACTATGCCGCTGCCGTGGAAGCAAAGGGGTTTGATGTATTGACCGTTTCGGGGCTACAGGCCGCAAGTGATCTAAAAAAAGCACTGGAAAAACTAAAGGTATGAAAACGACACTAGATGTACTGACGATCCTTTACCAGTTGCTTTTGAGTAGTTCTATGCCTTCAGAGATCACCGGCAAGGTTCGCAAAGGAGAACGCCCGGCAGGTAGCACTAAGGAAGACATCGTAGTCAACACGCTGCCCATTGTAAACGACAACCTGCAGCGCACCGTGGCAAACGTAAATGTCTATGTGCCTTCCCTGCAAATGGAGGAAAATACCTTCCAGACCCAAAAGCCCGACTACGAAAGGTTGGACGAACTGGTGGATATGCTCCTTCCCATTCTAAAGGATGTCAGAGAGAAGCGGGATTACTACCTGGACTGGCAGCAGGTCTCTCAGCCCATCAAAGACGAACATTCCAATAGTTATTTTATCAACATACGCATCGATTTCTATGCGTTCAACGTGAATTAAAATTTTTAAACAAACTAAAATCAAGTAAAAATGGCAACATACGGCAATGGTTTAACAGCGGTTTATTTTGCGCCCATCGCAGGTGATGGCGACATCGGTACTTCCTGGACGGAGCTGGGTTCTACCGAGCAGGACTCTATGAACTGGCAGAGCGCCGCCGGGCAAAATACGGAATTCTTCATCGAAGAACAGACCGACCCGGTCTTGGTAAAAACACAATCCGGTTCCAACACGATCACCTGGAACTGCCTGGACTTTTCACCCACTAAAATGGAAGAAATGTTTGGCGGTACGGTAACGGGTGCCGGTACCTCTGGCGACCCCTTTATTTATGCCGCCCCGGTGGGTGGTGTGACCTCTATTGAGCGTTCCATCAAGATCGTAAACGGTGAAGGAGATGAGTTTTTGATCGTGCGGGCTTCAGTGCTTCCTACGTTCAATGCGTCTTTTTCCAAGAACCAGATCGCCAAGGTGACGCTGACGGCCACCATCCTGACACCGACCAAAGCCGCCACACCGGCTTACAAGATCAAGTACGCAGCGTAATTCATCTAACGACTTTACTAAAACGAAAGCCTTGTGCCTAACCCAAAGGCATGGGGCTTTTTTTCTTACTATGAACCAACTACAAAACACAGAAGACATTAAAAGACAGGAGGCTGCAGCCCTCCTGCAAAAGCCGGTCACCCTCACCATAGACACCCCGGCTAAAAACTGGTACGAGCGGCTATTGGTGAAACTAAAGTTGCGGCAGGAAAAACGGGTCTTTGAAATAAAGCCTTTGGTGCTGGGGTCACTGATCCGAATATCAGAAAGGCTCTTATCGATTGACAAAAAAATGCTGACCCGCGAAAGGCTGGAGGATAAGCAGCAGTTCCTTTCCCTAAATTTTGAACTGATGCAACGCCACGCTAGGCAGGTAGCAGAGATCGTAGCCATTGCGGTGACCAATCAGAAGAGCGAACCACCTGCGGCGCTTGTCAATTTCTTTTTGTACCAGCTTACCGCAAAAGAACTGATGCAGGTGTTTTCCGTAGTGGTGCAGCAAATGAACGTATCGGATTTTATAAGCTGTATAATCTCCATAACCGGCACAAACATCATGGAGATGAATCCAGAAAACCAGGGGAGTTAAATAGCCTCTGGCACCTTGTGGG